ACTTGCCACCCTTCCAACCTGGGTGATTTTTACCTGATTTAGCTCTGGAGTTTTTTTCCCTTGCTTCTTCTGACATTATGCGCCCTTTACCAGCAACGCTTAATTTTTTTCGCACCTCAATTCTTTTGGCGGGATTTAAATTCCCTCGCATCCTCAATGAGAGCTTTAATTTTGTTTCTGGACTACACGGTTTTCTTTTTTTGGGTGGCGAACATTCCTTTTTTAATTTTTTTATATAGGATTTTAATGAAAATTCTCGACTTGCGGATTGTTCATAAATTTCCAGCCTTTTTATTAATGCTAATTTTTCTTGTTTTGTTAAAATCTTATTTTCCAATGATTTCATGTTGATTATATTATAGCATTTAATTGCTTTTTTATCAATGGGTTATCTGTGATAATAATATTATATTTATCTGTAATTTTTAATCGCCACAAATAGATTTTACAGAATAATATAGAAGTGACCAAAGCGTATCCATGCCCATTAACTTTCCATCCTTTAGCGAATTCTCGCAAATTCCCCAATTTTAATGCATCATTTTTCACAAAAGGGATTAGTCTGTCTAAAATTATTTTCAATTATTTTAAAGTTTTTCTTGACATTTGATATTTGTGAGTATATATTTATATCGACATGAAAAAACAAAGAAAAAATCGGAGAGGTAGAATTCCATTGTTAGTCGAGCTTTCACCGGAACTATATCGTAAGATAATGGAGTATTCTGAATCTCACGGGAATCAAACCAGGGCATCTATTGTAAGATATGCCCTTCAATTATTTTTGACATATCATTCAAAATAATATGAAAGCCGAGCTAGACATTTCAATTCTTCAAAAGGTAAGTCCATGAGAGAGATTAAGTTTCGATATCGCGTAGTGGTAGGTCGATCTGTTTGTGGTAAACCCTGTATCCATACGTATATTTTTACCTTAGATCAGATGGAAGACACGGAGAATGAATTTACATTCGTTATGGAAGAATACGGAAACAGGATTTTATCGCGGGATCAGTATACAGACTTAAAGGATAACACTAAATGGGAAGACCTAACCGAAACAGAACGTGCAAATTGGACAAGACAAGGTAACCTGCCCTCTGTGTGGAGTGGCAAGGAAATATACGAGGGGGACAAACTTGAATATTCCATAGATGGCCATAAACAGGCAGTCCCGTACATTATTGAGGATATGACAGATTGGTTTGAAGAAATGTACAACACCGATTCTTATTATCGCTGGGATAATCAAGGTAAGGTAATAGGCAACATCTATGAGAATCCAAAATTATTGGAGAAGCCATGACAGGTTGTGTGGCGATATTTTATCAGCGATCCCGGGGGGAGTGGCAACGCTCCCTCTGCGGAGGTAAATGATGGCAATTATATCACTAATCTTGGTACTCCTCATAGGCTGGCTTATCTTTAAATGCCTTGAGGAAGAGGGGGAAGGATGACTAAGCAAGAAATACAAACATGGGTTGAGCAAATTCCTGATGACATCGTTGAAAAAGCCTATACGCTGGACCCTTGCAATAAACTCGTACAACTTGAGTATTCTAATGAAATTATCAAAAAGTATCTTTTGGAAAGCCCTATTTCTTTTGACCCAAATGGCTTTATCTCAATTGAGCAGCCATATGGAATGCTCATTTTTACATGATTCAAGGGGAAACAATGAGCTTAGAAAACAAGGAAGTGGAAGAATTTAAGCAAGCTAAAAACAAAGCATTTACCAAAGCGCTTGCAGAAGTTCTGGAGGTAGCAGAGCCCTATGCCGATGCCAAGGAAGAGATAAGAGAGGCAGATGTAGAGATTGCCGAAAGACAGAGAAGGATTGGACAACTCGAAATGGAAATTAAGACTTTTGTCGCACATAGGGAAGAGAAAGAAAAAGAGATCAGGGAGATTATTAGAGACAGGGAAAAGCAAAAGCTTCTGATGGATGAGATTATTAACGGCACGGAAGAGAAGCCATACAGGTCAGAGGTTGAGGATGACCCGATCTCACAGGCGAAGAGGCAAGAGGAATTTAGTAATTAACATAAAACCGATATAGGAGGTGTTTATGGTATTACAAAAGGCTGTCCCCCAAATGGCCTATTTAAAATTGGGGATTTACGGTGAAGCAGGGTCAGGAAAAACCTTCACTTCAAGCAAAGTTGCCCTCGGACTTCACGGATTCATCAAGGCTAAAAAGCCCATCGGATTCGCAGACACGGAAACGGGAAGTGATTTTGTTCTGCCGATGTTCCGGGAAGCAAAAGTTGAGTTGGTTACTGCCAAAACCCGAGCCTTCGCTGATCTTCTCACCATCATTGACGAATCAGAGAAAGATTGCTCGGTCCTCATTATCGACAGTATAACTCATTTCTGGAATGAGCTACTCACGGCCTACCAGGAGAAACACAATCTTAATCAGATCACGCTCCGGCATTGGATTCCATTGAAGCAGACGTGGAGGCAATTCACAGACAAATTCATTAATTCAAAGATTCACATTATTCTCGCTGGGCGCTCTGCCTTTATCTGGGATGATGTTGAAGACGAGGAAGGAGTTAAGGAACTCAAGAAAACAGGGACAAAGATGCGGGCAGAGACAGAAATGGGCTATGAGCCGAGTCTCCTGGTCGAAATGGAACACGTGAGGAAGTCGGCAAGAATAGGTGGAGGCTGGATTAATCGGGCATGGGTTGTTAAGGACAGGTTTAATGTCATCAACAGCCAACACTTTGATATGCCTACCTTCGAGAGTTTTCTTCCGCATATCGAAAGCCTAAACCTGAATGGTGAACATATGGCAATCGATACCACCCGGAATTCACAGGGAATGTTCATAAACGATAGGTCCGGAGCTGCCTACATTCGGAAACATGATGAGTTGGTCGAGAAGATCAAGGCAGAAATTCACATCGCTTATCCAAGTCAGAACTCGGAACATAAGACAGAGCGGCTGAATTTGATGAAAGAGGTTGCCGGAACACGCTCATTTAAAGAAATCGAACACATGAAAAACGATATGCTTGAGGTTGTATTTGAAACACTCCAAGCCTTTAATGCACCTGCTATTGTGGACTCAGAAATCCAAGAAGCGGTAGTACAAATTGAAAATGGAATTAAAGAGGTTGAAGAAGGCTTAAAGCCGAAAGCAAAGGAGAAGAAAAAATGAACGGACTACCACCTTATGAACCACCACAGAGATTAGCAGAGGGCGAATATGGATTTATTATCAGTGAATATGAAAAGAGGAGATACCCAAGAAGAGATGGAAAGGGTGATTTCATTGTCGTGAAATTCATATTCAAAGTTGAAATGCCTGATGGAAGCATGGGGCAACACAGAGAGTCAATTCCATGCGGTGAGGATAGATACAAAGATTTACTGTTTGCTATCGGGGCGACAAAAGGTGCAGATGGAAGCCCTCATCTATCCGAAACGATTAATATTGAAGGCTCAAGATTCGTTGCTCGAATCGTCTATGAACCCGATAAAAATGATGCGTCTAAATCATGGGCGAGAATATCACAAATTCAATATGAACCACCTGAATCGGATGAGGAAGAAGATGTGCCAATGCCGAACGGGAATAATGGCGAACCTGGAGAACCGGATGAAGAACTCCCGTTCTGAGCGTCAACATTGGTGTGAGGGCTGCCTGGCATATCGCCCGGCACATTTTCGCAGAGCTGGCCGTTTCTTTGGCCATCTCCTACGTTGTCCTGATGGGCATGATGTAGATGAAAGCCAATGGATCGATTGGACTTTTCCCTATGCTGGGGGATCGGAGAACAGGGTTTGAATCCGCTTGAGATCATCTGGGTCTTTATTATCGCCTCGGCACTATTCGGGCTTTGGTGGCATTTGAAGAGGCGCAAGATATGACCCCCCTTTTTTATTTATACGCAGGCCCCACTTGGAAGCCATGCTTTTTGCTTCCCTTATGTCCATGAGTGGGGTCTGCATCTTATGTGGAGGTGAGAAATGAATGAGATACAAGGAACAAAAGAGTCATTAGGGAACGCAATTAAGGGACGGTTATTGAGTGCCTTGGATTGTGTAAACAACTATGGATTACTCCGTATTTTCTACAAGGAATCAACCGCAAAAACAATTATGAAATCTTTAGATGAGATTGCAGAAATAGTTAAAAAGGTAGAATTAAATGGTTGACTTCTACGGTGTATCGCCGCCTGAGCCTGATCCTAGCCCCTGCGAGAACTGTGATTCATATGACCTGATAGAGGGATGCGTAAAAGGCTACGTGCCGGAAACCTGTCCCGAGATATGCCACATGGATAAGAGCGAATGGGACGACCGCGAATACCACAGGCGAGTCGATGAGGGGGAGATAAGGTGAACCATACCGAAGAGCTATCAAATATCCTTCTTATCAAGCAATATTTCATTAATTATCTTAAAAACAATAACAACGAATTAGGGCTTTTTGAGTTTGGGGTAGACCACAGAAGGTTTGATTTATTTTTGGTCAACGCAAATCAAAAACGATTCCGGGGGTTTGAATTTAAAGTATCTCGTTCAGATTTCCTGGCCGATAAAAATTCTGGCAAATGGAAAAAATACCTCAACTATTGTCACACGTTCACTTGGGTTTGCCCCGATGGATTAATCCAGAGAAATGAGGTTGAACCCCCCGCTGGTCTTATATGGGTTTCAAAAAAAGAAAATCGGAGTTGGAGATATTGGAAAAAATGGGTGAAGCGCCCAGGTAATACAGGAGAGATTCCAAGAGATAAATTCGACAAGATAATTTTGCTTTTCATAGACAGGGTGAAATTCAGGAAAGGGGATTTCTACTAATGAACTGCGAAGCCTGCGGTGAAAACGAGGCCCTCACAACGCCTGTCTCTGAGATTGTGGGCGAGGTTATCGACTCAGGCAAGCGGTTCCTCTGCGACATCTGCATCACAAAGCCATCAGATGTCCTGGCGAGGATGATAAGGGAGAGAGGGGAGAAATGACTGAATTAAGGTTGATGGATAAGGATGAATTTGTGCCGTTATTCCTTGAGATTACACGCCGATATTCAAGAGAGGAAATTGCTGTTCTTGTTTGGGAATTTGCTAATGGGGTATGGAAAGATGGATATAACCAGGGAAGAAATGATCCGGATTTTCTAGGAGATGCAGAAGATGTGTAAATGGGGAATAGATAAAGAAATAACATTGTGCAAACCCTTGCCGATCAGCAAAAAGAAAAAAATAAAAGTTGACGCCTGTATTGCCCCACTTGTTCAAGCGCTTAATGATTACGGAATTGAAACAATCGCTTGTTGTTGTGGTCATGGGAAAACAGGATTTTCTTATATCAGGATTCACCCGAAAAATTTACTGTTTACTGTATTCGATGACACATTAACCACACACCTGCAATTTCCTTATGAAAAGAGGGGGGAGAAGAGGTGAATAGACCTCCAGCATTTCAGTTTTATCCGAAAGATTGGCTTGATTTTAAAGTCATGCGAATGAGCTATGAAGCACAAGGTGTGTATATACGGATTCTCTGTCATATGTGGATAGACTCAAGAGATCAGTGTTCGATCATGAATGATGATAAGGCCATTGCTGGAATGCTCGGAATATCGACAAAGAAGTGGCAAGTCATTAAAAAAGAGATTCAATATGATGGGGATTCATTATTACGAAAAAGAGGAAAGAAACTTGTTTCAAATCGTTTAAAAAAAGAAGCAAAAAAATTACAAAATTTTCACCGATCTCAACGAGAAAAGGGTAAGAAATCCGCAGAAAGTCAGTTTTTAAGGCGAACCACGGCTCAGCCACGGTTGAACAACGGTTCAACCACGGCGCAACCGGAAGACAACCCTTTATCTTCATCTTCATCTTCAACTACATTAAATAATAAAGATAAGATTCTCACGAATCTTTTAATCGAACAAATCAGGCAAAACGATCCAAAGGCAAAAGCCCCAGAAAAGGATTCAAGTCTTTATGTGAAGTGGGTTGATCAGATACGTCTTTGCCGGGAACAAGATAAGAGATCCGAATCAGAGATTGAGGTTGCCATCCGATTCTCACAGGAAGATGATTTTTGGAAAGGGAACATCCTGTCCACAGCAAAGCTCAGAAAGCAAATGCCGACACTTCTGCTCCAGACTCAGAGATTTAAGCCAGACGAAATAGGCAAGGCTCCCCCACGAGAGAAATCCCCGGAAGAGAATAAGCGATTGGATCTCATCGAAAAGAGGCGATCCGAATTGATCGCAAAGCATAAATTTGATTTAGGCAATGCCGATACGCTTGAGAAGAAAGAGGCTATTCAGGCATTGATCACCACACAAGTTGCCACCTACTCTCGGCAGCTGGAGGGGGAGAAATGAATCCATTAACCGAAGTTGAAATACTGCATGGCAAGCTACGGAAAGCATTAAGTGTCATGGATTTTCACAAAGAGAACTTCGAGGAATCAGAGGTTATATTTCGTTTGGAATCAGTTAAGGGAATGCTTATTATCGCCCTGAATGATGCTACCGTAATGAAAAAACTTTGGCAAGCTGACCATGATAGGCAACTGGAGGGGAAGGGATGAAAAGAATAATTTTTATGTGCCTCACCTGCCTGATCCTGGTGCTGATGTTCTGCAGGCCCACGTCTACGGTTCCGGCAAAGCTCATCCTCCATGCTCCCATGATTTGGATTTCTTACAATGGGGGAATGCCCTGTATGTATGGCAATGTAACAAATGTAGGGGGTGACACGGCATACAACGGAAGGCTTTATATTAATGCGAATGAGGGAGAGCGAGAATACATCACATTGCTGGGTGATATTGATCCGGGGGAGACAATTCCTGTTGAAGAAGATCTTGAGGGTTATACATTTGCGGACGATGTGAGATGCACATATCGGTTGGGCTGGGATTATCAGAGGCTTTTGGTATGCGTGAGCGTGGATAGCGATAGATTAAGTGGGGGGGATTGATGCTTGAATTTATTTACTCCTGGGGAAACAACCCCAAGCGAAAACTCCTAAAGGGAAGGACTTGCAAAGTAATCGCCAGGGGCCGGATGAATAGTGCTTTGGTCGAATTTAATAATAAGCAAAGAGAAATCATAAGCAGAAATGCTTTAAGGAGGAAGAGATGAGCATGTATGACCAAGAAGGCAATCCCTTGGGATTATGGGATGTCTGTGAATGGGTCATTGAAACGTATCCAGAGGATATTTTTGTAACTGGGCCAGAAGAGATTGTTGAGTTAAGAGAAGCCTGTAAAAAGATTCTCAGTAAGAGGAAGAGATGACCGAGCTAAAGAGTGAAAAAATTTTAACTCAAAAATGTGTTTATTACAACGGTAGGGGGAAATGTGCTTTTTGTGGTCAAGGAAGATGTGTTTATGATAATGGGATGGTTCCATTTCCATATAGTTGTGGAGTCGAGAGACGGGCGGAAGAAGAGGCGATGTTCGGAGGGCAAGATGAGTGAAGTCGCTGGCGTAGAATGTACCAATTATTTCAGGGGGATAGATGGACGAGGCACTTGCGACACAGAATGTCAATGGTTTATAGGCAAAGAGAAGTGTCCCTGCAGCAAAGGAACCGAAGCGTGGGATGGCAAAGAACATTACACAAAGATGAAGGAGGAGAACAATGGATGACTTAAACGAAAAGGAATTGTTGGATTGGATTGACAACCGTATTTATTACACCAAAAAAATAAAATATGAGAATTGGGAAGAGGACATTGACTTACTAACCAATCTTCGCAAAGTTGTGGAGGGGCATTTCAAGTACAAATATCTGGACAATGACCCCGAGTGTTACCATGTAGCCGATCAAGGGCAGGGGGTGGATGAGGAATTTATTCGCCAAAAAGTAGATGAGCTTATGTGCGACGTAGACTCAGGAGATGAAGTTGCCAATCACAAATTTTTGCACGACTTCGCCAAACAACTTCTTACCCGACAGCCTGTGCAGGTGGATGAGGACGAACTAAGAGAATTGAGGGTAACGCTGGATGCTATGGAATCTATGTCTTTAGATCACGTTAAAACGAAAGTGGTACATGAACATAAGCAAAAATGGTTAGAAAGAATACCAAAAGATTGTGCAAAAATCAAGCAACTCCTCAGAGGAGATAAAAAATGATCCCCTCTCCCTTCCCCGTACCCCATAGCGACAATGGCAAGGTGAGCCTTATCACGGATACGCTTCTCTTGCATTGCGTTGGCAGTGAGAGTCCACATACCTGGAAAGCCCTTTTTAGGTATTTCAAACGATTCTATCCAGGACTTAATGAGAAAGAAATGCGGGACATCTGCCATGATAATTTACTGATCGGATGGGGGAAGGATGGCGTATATGTCGTAAACAGCATAGAAGAGATTGAGCAAGCGATAAAAAGCCGGAGTAAGACGATTTGCTCTCACAAAGCATATATAAGAAAGCTGGATGATTACCGTCAATTTCTCTTTCGCAAACAAGAAGAGGAAGAGAGGCGAAAGCGAGAGGGGCAGAGTCCGCAGATGAGGTTGTTTTGATGAATTTTGGATATTGTGCCATATGTCGAAATGAAGCGACAGGTTTATATCAGCGCGATAGATATAGCGAAAAAATTGGATTGTGTGATGAGCATTATAGGATTGAAATAAATCTTTTAAAAATGCTTGATTATCATAAACCAAGTTATGGAAAAGAAAAATTAAATATATCCGGGAGCGTGAAAGGCGTAACTACGACTGTTAAGCGGTACGATAGCCTAATGGGTGAAAATCCCTACCCCGGTCAAAAGAAAAAGAATGGTTAAAACAGTACACAAGGGCTATCGCATAGAGAAGGCGTGTGAAGACGAGCTCAAGACAGAGGGGTATTTTACATGGAAAACGATTCGAGTACAGTATCAGAACATCGATCTCTTTGGCCTCTTTGACGTTCTCGGCCTAGCTTCAGATGGTAGCCATTTGAAATTTATCCAATGCAAGTCGAATCGGTGTGACAACAAGACGAGAGAAGCGATTAATAACCTTAAAATGCCGAAGTCATGCCGCAAAGAAATCTGGATTTGGAAAGATCGTAAGCATTGGATTAAAGAATATTATGAATAGGAGGTGACGCGTGTCGCGCAAGATTGAGATTAAAAAGGAACGGATTTTAGAGGCAGCGAATAGCTGTCCACAGGCGAAAGAGGTGTTGCGAAAGTTGTTTCCAGGGGCATTTCCGACAGAAAAAGAAAATATTAGCCACGAGATTGAGGTTAGCATTGTTCGGGGTGATCTTAGGGGAGGTGATGCCTTTGGTATTCAGCTACAACATAGGGGTAATCATGTTGGATATATGGGCGATCAAGGGCCTGAGACCATTGATGAATATGAATCGACAACATCATTAATCGTTGATTTTGGGGCGAAATATCAAATCTTTAAAAAATCTAAATAGGAGGTAAAAATGTGTGATCCAAGTGCAGTTACTCTGATCTTGGGTTTCTCCCTCGGTGGCTTGACGCTTGCGGGCGTTATCCAGCTTTTGAAGAATTGGACGAAGCTGACGGGTGTTTTAGCACAGGCGCTTTCTATGGTCGTGTGCTTTATCGCCGCTGCAGTCTATATCTTCTTCACCAAGGGAGACTGGGGTTGCCTGATTGTGTTCGGCCCGCAGTTGTATATCGCAACGCAGGCGATCTATCAGGTAGCGAAGAAGAGTTAAGGTGACGGTTCCCGCTTCGGCGGGGGGTGGGATAGGGGAAAACAAGGAGATGGCATGAGCGGAAAAATTATAAAGTATCGTTACTTAGATAGCCGAGGCAAGATGAGATTTCACTCTATTAGAACTAGCGGTCTTTTTACGGGAAAAAAAGATATCAAGGGTAAGGAAATTTATGAGGATGATATTGTCCGGCACAAATCGGGACTAGGGAAAGAGCTTGGAAAAGAATACAAGTGGTGTGTTGGCGTGATTTGTTTCAGGGATGGGGGCTTTTTTATTGACTATTCCGGCAGGGGTGAAATCTTTAGATACCTTGATTCAATAGAAAAAGTCAAAATTATTGGAAATATGGATGAAAACCCTGGGCTTTTAGAGAAATAAATGGCACGACTAAAGAACATCCCTGAACCCGGGGGCTATTTCCTCAATACCGATATTATCCAACTTGAACCAGGGGAAGGATTACATAAGCATATCTGCCGTTATCCGATGTGCGATAAGGTGTTTTACAGCGATAATAAACATGTCCGTTATTGCTCTGATAAATGCAGATACCATCACCATAACACCACAGAGGAAGGCCATGCCTTCGTTGGTCTGGCGTGGTTAAGTCGGGAAAGGAGCACATAAAATGAGAGAGATTAAGTTTAGAGCGTGGATTATGCCAGACCATAATTTTGATATAGGGGAAGAATCTTATATGTATCAATGGTCATGGGATTTTTTCTCAGAAGATAGTCCAGTAACGAAATACACCAAGGCATTTCCGGGTTCATTTGGTCTATCTGATGTTATTCTCATGCAATATACGGGCTCGAATGATGTAACTGGCGAGGAAATTTATGAGGGAGACATACTGAACATTATATTTGATGATTCTATCGCCCCCGTTGTCTGGGAGGGGAATGGATTTTGGATTAAACAGAATCGTTTTGGGGGAAATTCATGGTTTCCAGTACCGGAAGCATGCAGAATCATCGGCAACATCTATGAGAACCCAGAATTATTATCTAAATAAAAGGACATAAGCATGAGCGAAGAGGCGATTAAGAAAAAACTGAATAAAGCCAAAAATGCAGTTTGTAGAATATTAAAAAGTGCGGACTATTCTTTTGAAAAAACAAGCAATAATATATATTGCATAGATGCCGCCAGGGATACCGAATATAGAAAAATTGCCATTGGAATAGCAGAGATAAAAAACTGTCTTTGGTTTAAGACTCAAGTAAAACAATTGGCCGAATATCCCAATCCTGCTCCCGAAGTAACCTCTAAAGAAGTTTGGATTAGAGAGGGTGGAGAGCATGATTTTCGCGTATATTATCTTAAAAAAAATACATGGATAGACAAGCAAGGCAATCGATTGTTCCAAAATTAGCCTAGTCTTTTCCCCCTCTTTTTTAGTCTTTTCCCCCTCTTTTTTGTAAATCCCCCCCCTTTTTTTAAAAAACCCAATAACGGTGGATACTATTCATATGAAGAGGCAAGAATGTATCAAAATCAAACAATAAATGAGTTGATAAAAGAATACATAGCGAATGAAGATGACAAGGTTTTTGAAGATTTGTTGACAGAATTATCAAGCCTCATTGATTCTCAATTAGCGAAAAATTATTCAAGCATGAAATCATTTTGGGAGGATATGAAACAAGGCGTTCTTTTAAAGCTGTGGGAAAACAGACGGAATTTATATTTAATCAAAAGCAAAAATTTAAGCCAGTATTTTTATCGAAATATTCAGCGTTGGTTAAATCGGTCTTGTGCTCAAATTAGAAGACAATACGATTCTTTTCACTCAAATGTGATTCCATTTGAGGATTCCAAGCACCGAGCAAACATTCAATAAATGGAATCACGATAGATGTAGGGCGGGTAAATTATGCCACATAAAACCGCAGGCGGGGCGGTAGCATAAAAAATGAGCAATACCTTAGAGCGAGTCAAGTTTAATCAAAAGTTTGCCATGTTGACCCTTCATGCGATGGTTAATGGCATTAATTTCATATGCACGTCCTACTCTCGCACACCAGCCGAGCAGAATGCCCTCTTCAAAAGGGGGCTAAGCAGGTGTGATGGATATGAGAAGAAATCATATCACCAGCTAGATCGGGCGAGGGATATTGCCATTATTGATAAGGATGAACTTATCGCAAACGGCTATGATGATCACCCAGACTATACAGTTTTGGGTGAGGTTTGGGAATTACTTGGGGGCAGATGGGGTGGAAGCTTTGAGGGCTTCAGGGATGTTTTCCATTATGAGTATTAAAGTTGACGTAAGGTTCGAGGGGTAATCATGGGTCACACGCACGGTTTTGAGTGGACGGAGCGGGCCAAAGAGCGCCTAAAAGAACTCGTTTCAATGGGTTTGCAGAATGACAAAATCTCAGAAATCATGTCCGAAGAATTTAATTCTCAGATAACATTGACATCGGTAGCAACCGCTCGAAATCGATATGCCCTCATTAAAAACCTGATAAGCATTGACAATGAGATTGACAGATATGAAGAGCCCTGGTTGCCTGATGATAATTATATGACCTGTTGTGATCTGCATTCCCCTTATCATTCTGAAATCTATATAAACCGACTACTTCAGATTGCTGACAAATTTAAGATTAGAAAGAACATTATTGTGGGCGATCTCTTTGATAATGATTTCGCAAAATGGGCGTTATTCAAACAAGCCAAAGATGAGGGGGAGACGGAGAGCACACTGGACAAAGAAATTATTCGGGTTGAGCCGGTCATCCAGGCGCTTGATTATTTTGATGAAAATGTATTGATTACAGGGAACCATGAGTTTCGCATAGACCGACTTACGGGGGGAACAATCCAGAGTCGGCATATAATGAGGCTATTCTGGGGAGATAATTTTGCTCGAAAGATAACGGTTTCTCCATACGACAAGATGAGAATAGGGGATGATTGGCTTGTTGTCCATCCTGGCTCATATAGCCAAATAAGTGGATCTGTAGCGCTTCGCCTGGCAGATAAATATCACCGCAATATCCTAAATGCTCATGGTCATTTTGTGGCCCTGCGTTATGACCGGAGTGGTGAATATATGGGCATAGACCTGGGGGGCATGTTCGACATTAACAAGATCGAATATATCAACAAGAAAACGACCACCCACCCGTTTTGGAACAACGGATTTGGCATGATTTATAACGGCAAGTTCTATCATTTTCATGAAGGTACAGACTGGAATTTCTGGTTACGGGGGCAAGGATGAGCTTACCAATCGGCGATTTGCTTCAAATGATATATGAGCTTTTTAAGATTCTCAATAAGGACCAAAGTGAAAAATTTGAGAAAGAATGGGAAGAGGATAAGCAAAAGATTCTCAAGTGTCTGGAGATTGGCGATTCCGATTGCATTAATTCTTTTATCGCTAAGTATTCAAACTTGTAAGAAACCTGACCCTATCCTCTATCCGGTTGACTTGAATAAGGTGACGGTCCGCAAGCTTGAAAATGGCAATTGGGAGGTAAAAGAAGGCATGGTTTATGATTACCTTCGATTGCTGGCAGAGAACAAAATTTTAAAGGCTACGATCAAGGAATTGAGAAAGTAATATGACAGAGGCGGTTTGGGTAGCGATTATCGTTCAGTCATCGGTATTGTTGGGGCTGATCGTAAAGGCGGTTATGGATTACAGGGCAAAGAAGGCTGGCAACAATCCTCATCCCTGTGCTGATCATGGGAAGTGGCTGAAAGAGCTTGATGATAAGTTGGAAAAGCAGGGAAACCAAATAGCCAGGATAGAGGGAAAGCTAAATGGACTCCGATAAATGTCAAGATCAAAAAGTGGCGGATCAAGCAAATGTGGGCGAAACACTGACAAGTGCAAAAGATACGCCCTTGAACAGCGACTCGAGAAAGGCCACATCAAGAGAATTAGAAAGCATATTGGACTCTATCCAAAGGATAAACAGGCTAGAGAAGCCTTAAAGGTGTGGGAAGGGAAATTAAGATGAAACATAAGATAGCATTTTGGATAGCAAGGAGATTGCCACGCAGGGTGGGAGATTGGATGTTAAGAAAATTGGGATATAAATTCTCAATGGGAAACATGGTAATGGGAGTAATAACGCCGAATGAATAAAGCCATGTTCCTAGAAGCGGAGATAAAAGGAATCGAAACCCAGGGGTTTGCCTCAAAAGCCAAGGCGAGGATAACGATCGATCTCTACACGACAGATGATGAAAACATGGCAACGCTTAAGAGCCCATACGCCGATGACCAGCGAGTGACGGTGATATTGGCAGAGAAGAAATGAAGGTAGAATTTGAGGCGTTGATTAAACAGAACACGATCAAGAGTCTTGTGTCAGGCGATAAGCAAGCAAGATTAACATTAGAGTTTGATGCCTCAGATGATGAAACAATGGATGGCATCAACAAGCTTCATAAAGCGGATGAAACCGTGAAGGTGATTATAGAAAGTAAATGAACGAGCAGGTTAAACAAAGTAAAGAGAAAGCTAATCCGGCTTCTCGATTGCCGATTCCTGGACCTGGGCGGCCGAAGGGATCAAAAGACAAGATTTCTAAAAACATCAAAAATAACTTTGAGGCTGTTTTTGAGAAGCTTGGGGGGATTGACGGTTTTTATGCCTGGGCAAAGAAGCCAGGGAATCAGGGGCATTTTTATCAGATGTATTCAAAGATGTTGCCCTCCAATGTGGACGTCACCTCAAAAGAAGGAATTAAGTTTATTGTGGTTTATGACAAAAATGCAAAAGAATAATGCAAGTTGAAACACATACAAGAGAAGAGATAGTCAGGCTCCCCTATGAGCTCTTGGCCTGGCAGTTAAGGGTTAAGTCTGACCCTCACCGCTTTAAGGCGATCCCTGCGGGCAGGCGATCAGGAAAAACACATCTGCTCTGCGATCTACTTATTGAGGCTGCTCTCACATACGCTGCCGGGCTCCCCTGCTGGTATGTTGCGCCCACATATGGCATGGCGAAAGATATTGCCTGGTCGTTGCTTAAAGATTTTACGCGGGATTTTTACAGGGCCGGACTTGTGCTTCGATATTATGAGACAGAATTGCGGATTGATTTTCTCAATGGTGCATCTATCCACCTCAAGGGTGCTGATAATCAGGACTCGCTCCGTGGCCGAGGGCTTGGATTTCTCGGCATAGACGAGATTGCGCTCATGCATAAAGATGTGTGGCTTAAGGTGCTGCGCCCCGCAACCTCAGATCACCAGGCTCCGGTTGTCTTTATCGGGACACCCAAGGGATACAACTATTTTCATGACCTCTGCGAGATGGAAAATAGAGACCCGGCACAATGGAAGAAGTTTCACATTAAAACCTCTGAGGCTGGAACAATATCTCTAAAAGAAATAGAACAGGCAAGGCGTGATCTTGATGAGCAATCGTTCCGTCAGGAATACGAGGCATCATTTGAGACGTTCGCAGGCCAGATATTTCGATGGGATGAGGTTGAATTACCGACAAATGGCTTTAAATTCGATGAAATTATCTATGGGGGTGACTTTGGATATTCTGTTGACCCAGCATTTGTAGGGCGCCTATATCGCAAATCAAATGAATGGTGGGTACAAGAGCTTATTTATGAAACAGGGCTTACGAATCAGGCGCTTGCCCGGGAAATGAAAAGACATGGAATTCAACCATATGATGAATGTTATTTCGACTCAGCTGAACCGAAATCTATAGACGAGATGACTATAGAAGGGCTAAACATTAAACCATCTTTAAAGGGGCCAGATAGCGTTAGGGCTGGGATCGATTTCTTGAAGAGCCTGATAATCCATATTGTTAAGGGGTCCCATAATATAAAACGAGAACATGATTCTTATTGCTGGAAGCAGGATAAGTCAGGGGCTAATTTGCCCGAGCCGGTCAAGTTTAACGACCATGCTATGAGTGGCATTCGGTATGGGATTTATTCGCACTGCAAGCGTGCTGGAGTAGGCGCCGGCACTCTGCCATATTCCGTTTATCCTGATTAAGGTGAGAATAATATGAGCATATTAGACATATTTGCGAAACCCGCACAGATACAGGAGATGAAGAAACAGACTGGTCTGCTCGAATTGCAGCTCAAGGAATTGAGGGTCCACCACAATGAAGTTCAGGAAACGCTGGTCAAGGATATTCTCACGCTTACCGAAATGCAGAGCTCGGTTCGGGGGAACGATTATCAGACCTATGAGAGTGCAGTTGAGGCGATATCTAATAAATATAATTGCTATGCTGATTGGGGTTGCTTGCATACGGGCATTATCGTCGACTTGCGGGCGGCCTTTATTCTTGGCGAGGGGGTTAAGATTTCTCATAACGCGGAAACCAGGGACGAAGCCGAGCGTGAGCTTCAATGGACAGAAGACTTCTTTTCCTGGAATGACTTCGATGCGGAGGTAGCCCAGGAGATGGCGAAAGAGGCAGAGATAGAGGGGAAGGTTGCGATCAAGATGATTTATGAGCCCGTAGAATATGGGACAGACCCGGCGGCACAAGACGAACCTTGGCCCGGGATGGTGTCTGCCCGGTTCATTCCCTGGACTTCCAAAAAATACGAGATCGAGGCTGATCCGCAGGATTACAGCTATTATACAAAAATGTCTTGGGGGGCGGGGGCAAATCGTGAAGCGGGGCAATTAAACGAAAATGAGTTCGTTTACAAGAAATTCGGTGGACGGATAAATAACCCCAATGAAGCGCAACCGAAGGTTATGCGTTGCCTGACACAGATAGACAGGCTTGATAAAGCATTGCGGGATTTGCGGGAGATAAATCACCTCTATGCAGCTCCCACGCCGGACTTCGAGATTCCTGCAGATTCACCAGGCGCCAGCAAACAGGTCGATGATCTTTTGAAGAAACTGACGGATATTAACTGGAAGATTGGCAAAGTGTTGGTTCATACGGGAACATTTACGATGAAGGGCACAGACCCCGGGGGCACCGATAACCTCATTAAAGAAATTGAAGTACTCCTAAAGATGATATCGGGGACAACGGGCATTCCCATTCATTTCCTTGGTTTGCTCGATTTACTCAGTAACAGGGCAACGGGCGATAACACGAGAGAACTCGTTATGGCTGCCACAGCCAGGGATCGGATGGTTTGGAAGGGAGTATACGAGGAGCTTATCACAAAATCTATAGAAATGTTCAATTACAATAATTATCGGCAGATGTCTCAAGGGAAGCTCGACCCGACGAGGATTAAAGTCGATATTCCGATGATTACGCAGGAGTATTGGGACAGGATAGAGAAGGTGCTTATCCCGGCATCAATGGGGGGAATTATCAGCAAGGAACATACCGCCTCACAGATTCCGGGCGTGGACATGGATGCAGAAGCGGAGAGGAGAATAGAGAGAGAAAAAGAAGAGGCGAAACAGGCAAAACAGGAGATGGATTATTGGAGGGCCCAGGCAGCAGCTCAGCCTAATAATCCTAA